GGTCTGGCTGGCAATGGTGTAGTAAGTGGTATTGCTGTTCCCAATACCAGACGCAAAGGTGCGAAACCCTGTGACCGCCCCTGCTAAAGCTACTGCCCCTGTGCCGACTGTGGTTGTAGTTTCCTTTACCCTATCAGCAACAACGAAGGCCATAATTAAGGAGTCGCCAGTAAGCTAAACGTGTAGGTTACGTTGAGAGTGTCGCCAGAAACCACAGTCCTGCTGCCGCCAGTAAAGTTGGAAGCAGAGAACAAGGTAACCGTTGGATATGTTGATCCAGTTGCTGCATCACACAAGAACGCGCCTAGAACCGTACCGCCAGCATTGATTGAAAACGATGCTTGAGAGGCGGAGTTAGTTGCTACAGAAGGACTCGCAGCGGTAGCGGCAGCAAACGAACAGGCTTTCCGGTTTCCGCTGTAACTCGTAAACTCAGTCCAAGTGTGAGTTGCAATCGTGTCGGTTGCCACGTAGGTTCCAGTGCCGCTAGTTAAACCAATATACCAAGAAGTGATCTTGGTTGCGCTATTGGTGAGGCTGTTACCCACCATGTACTGAAGGCCATAATTCATGACCAAATTAGGGTTGTCTTCTTCCCATTTCAGGTTACCGTCTTTGTCATAGCAAAGAACGTGAAACCGGCCAGACGCCAATGCGTTTTCCATGATTACCCCAGACGAATGATTGCGGACGTATTAGTAGCCGCCGGGAATTGAACAGTAAATGTAGTAGTAGAAGTCTTGTCGTTGCCAAAGTCCAGCACACAAACGGCTGGGTTAGTGGTTCCGTTGTACTTGTAAATCAGCGCCCCGCGAGCCGTAATAGCCCCCGTCCAGGCTGCGTTAGTAAATGACAAGTAAGCAATGTTACCGGTGGCCCCCGTCGTGGGAACCTGGCTGATAACAAGGATCTGGCCCCCGGCTGTGTACCCGGCATCAGTCACTTCCCCGGTAGTCGTGTAGGCAGTAGTCGATGCATCCAACGTGGCGGAATTCGTATACAAGGCGATCTTGTACACATCCGTTGTACCAGTATTGAAGTTGAACGTACCGCTAGGCAACCCAGTCAGAAACGTGTTGGTTGTCCAATTTCCTGTAAACGCCATCAGGTCACCGACTGTCTATATTGGCCAGAGCGGTATGCATCCTGGCGCTCCAGACCATCACCCAGACGCTTGGCAAGAGCAAGGGCGTCTTTGTACTTGGAATCGTACAAAGCAACCATGTCCTGTTCGCCTTTCATATAAGTATAAGCTTCAACCAACGAACCGTACAGCAATACGGTGTCAAAGTTATCACCCAGCCAGGTTTGACCAGACGTATTCCCTACCGTCGTAACCGTTGCGGCAAAGTTCGTGCCAACTGGAAATACAGTGTTTGGAAGTGTTAAAGAGTCATTTACAACATAGCCATAACCGCCTTGGGTTATTTCTATAGAAGTGACAGTCCCCGCGCCACTAACAACAACTGTCGCCTGTGCGCCATAACCAGTACCACCAACCATTGGAACCGCAAAATAAGTCCCACCGGTATATCCAGACCCGCCTGTAGCAATTGTCGCAGCAGTCACTGGACGCTGAACAATTGACTCAGGATAGTAAAAGTAATGCAGTTCTACGTTGTATATTGCATCAGGAGTCGGACCAAGGATGAAGGTTAGCTCTGCTTCGTTTGTCGATTGCGGGCCAAACAAAGCGTAGTAAAGAGGAGCGCCGGTATCAGTAGGGCTTGGATAAGCCTCACGGATGAAGTTCACGTCCTTGTTCAAAAGGAAGTTGTAGTCTCCACCCGTAGGGTAGACCGCCATTGAATAGACCGACAGGAAGTCACTAGGGCAAGACAAATACTTGTTACTTGCCGTCGTCACCCCCGTTGAGTTTTTTCTCAGCGAAGGGAATTGAACCGAGTTGTAGATGCGTTGTTCAGCTTGCTTGATGAACGTGATTACAGGAGTTGGCTCATCAGCATAGTTAAAGCTGTTCTCCGTGTAATCTTGAATCGCAACTACAAGTTGGTTGTAGTTCATGCCATCGGACCTCTGGCCATCACGCCTTTAGTAGCACAGCCCGTCCCACGGATCTTGATCCCAGTGGTTTTTGGTCCTTTGTCTTTGGTGTCAGTTACAAAACCAACGCCCAAATTCATGGTGTCCAAGCTACTCATGGAAGAAGGCTTACCTGGGTTTTGAACCACAGTTACTTTCTTGCCAGTCATGGTATGAGGAGGAGCATAAACTTCGCCAGAGCCAACTTCTTTGCCCATCATCTTTTTGCTAAATTTAGCCATTACCGACCTCGGATGGTGGATTTTTGGTTCATGGCGCGAGCAAGATTACGGCCATACTTTCGCATGGCTTCTCCGGTGACGCCGCCTTTGGCCATCTTTTTTGCGCCGTGCATACGCTTTTCATGCGCCTTCACTTCCGTGTCAGCAATCTGTTTAACTTCTTTGCGATCCATGACAACCCCTATGTGGTCACTACCGTTACTGTACCCAATGAAACCGTTAAAACCAAATTATTTGGGGTTAACCCTGTATCAAAAGAGCTAGCCCCGCCAACCGGGTTCCAACCCCACTGAAACACCCTGCTGCCTGCCTCCGGATATCCATCCTGATCAACACTTGTGCCGCTGGTGTTAGAGATCTGAAGACCGCTGTTGCCAGACATATAATAACTAACATCTGGCCTTGGCTCCCTAACCGCTTGCGGGTCATAAACAGGATATAACCCCAAAGATAGTTGAGGCTGATCCGGGTCCCAGCACTCAGGGCAAACTTTGAGATTGAAAAGCTTTGTCTTAACAATCTCTCTTTTTAATTCCTTTAGCTTAAATCGCTGGCCACACCTGTCGCACTCAGCGATTGAAAACTTGCCACTTGCAAACTTGCTAGCCATTACCAGAACATCTGTCTAGGAGCTAAACGCATAGAGGCTTTCTCCCTGTCCTCCTGCGAAGCCAAGGTCCACTGCTCCTCATACTGAGCCTTCAACATATTAATTCTGTCCGACGCCTCAGGAATCTTCAGCGACAGGTAATAAGCCAATCCGGCAATCAAACAAGGAAGCTGCCTAAAGGGAATGTCTGCATTGTTGGTACCAGAGCCAGCGTCTTGAATACGCCGAAGCCTCCAGTAAACAAAGGTATAGTCACCTCCCGCATTGGGAGTTGGCCACACATTGATACTGTTTGAGTTGAACAAAGAAATTGCATCGCCAGCAGAATGCCCCACTGCTGTGGTGCCGTTTTGTCCTCGGTTGCAAAGCTGCAGGGTATTCCCCACCACGCTAGTGAAATAGATCTGCTCGCTGCCAATTATGATGTATCCAGCGCCCCCCAATGCAGATGCATTACTTACGGTAATGGTGGTGTCGGTTGCATTGATTGAGCTAGCCAAGGTGGCTGAAGTGGCATTGGTTTGAGCGCTTTGCCGGTTAATCCAAACCTGAATAGGTCTGCCCTGTGCCAGTTTGTTAGGGATGGTGGCGTAGGTGTTCTCAGAAATCCGAGTGATATTGATATCAATCTGATTTGAGGTGGCTTGGTTTTGGCGGATCACATGATCCAGAAGATCGATAGTGTCATCCGGGATTGGGTATGCAACCTGACCCTGCACCAAAGGAATCTCACCCTGCTCAATGGTCCAGAGATTTATACCCCGGTTAGCCCACTCAATGGTTAATAAATTGAGGCTGCGGCGAGCGGTACGGAGCTGATATCCGTTTCGCAGCTCAACCCCGCACCGTTCATAGCATTCCTCAGCTATCTCGTTAAACGAAAGGTTGAAGGTGGAGATGCCGCTAGTGCTCATTTTTTAGCCGTTTTAGCAGACTGAACAAAAGCTTCAGCAGTGGGGGCGCCCTTGCTTCCGGGTTTTCTCATCCTTTCCCCGGACCCTTTAGCAATCCGCTTGCGCTTGGCATTTATGTTTGCATATAAACCGCCAGCCGCAAACAACGCCACATCGTTAGGGTCATCCTTTCTCTTGATGACTTTTTTACCCGGCATCTTGCTAGGGTTGACAGCGCCCATGCCGCGAGAGATTCTCATTAGCAGGAACCGCCGCCAGCCATTTTGACTTGCTTGCCTCGGGTTTTGCCACGCTGGGCACAACCGTCCGCACGCGCGGAAGCGTGGCTGACCATCCCGCCTTCAGCCATTTTAACCATCTTGCCTTTGGTTTTACCCTTGGACTCGATGCCGCCGCCTCTGGCGTATCCAGAAACAGGCTTCATACCATCAGGCTGGCCATTCTTTTTGAATGCCATGTACATGGGTTTCTTTTCACCCATCTCGGCTTCTTCATGCTTGATCATGGACTTAGGAGCGCCTTTCTTTTTCATGAAGGCCGCTTCTTTGCCCACCATCTCGGAATCTTCAACTTTGCCGCCCTTCTTCATGCCGCGCAAAGCACCAAGAGCGTTTTTCATGGTGCCGCCAGCCACGCCACCGGGCTCAGGTCGAGCAACCGCGCGCGGTGACGGTCCTTCGCCGGGCGGTCCGGGAACCGCAGGCGCTCCAACGCCCGCCGCCAGCCGCGCTTCCCGCCGTCCGCGCCCGTGTCTTGCCAGGATCTCGGAAGCCTCCAGCTCGCCAAGGCCAGGAACAGCGCGGTGAGCACGGCGGTGAAAGCCACGGACCGCCAGAACCCGGCGGTGTTCGCGCGATAATCGACATCGAAGGCCCATCCGTAGGCTGTGACCGGTGACATCCACATCACGGTGCGCTTGAGCAGTTCGTCCACCGGGCCCCACGGCTGGCCCGGCCCGACGAGCACGTAGTGCGCGATCACCATGACAGCGGGCATGAGGAACAGCACCGCCAGCACGACCACGAAGGTCCCGAGCGCGGCGCGCCTGCCGTCCTTGCTGAAGACCGAGACGCACATGCCCGCGGCGAGGGACATCAGCAGCAGGTCCACCAGCAGGAGCACCATGCGCCAATACTCGCCCGCGGTCACCCCGCCCAGGAGCAGCGCCATCGCCAGCACCGGCAGCGAGGCGAACAGGCTGTAGACCGCCCCGAGCGAGCTCGCGGCGAGCTTGCCCAGGGTCACGTCGAAGCCGCGCAGGTCGGTGAGGAAGAGCAGGCCCAGCGTGCCTTCGCGCTTCTCCGAGCTCACGCTGTCCGCGCTGTGCGTGACTCCCGCGAACGCGGCAAATACGAACGACAAAAAGGACAACGTGCCGAAGAGCGGCTTGCCCAGCGCGCCGAGCCCCATCGTCCCTTGGAGCAGCAGGAACCACGAGCTGACCAGGATCGCCAGCAACGCCGCGCCGGCTCGGCTCCAATAGGTCCACGACCGGCGCGACGCCACGCGCAGTTCGCGTTCGACGACGGGGAGCAGGGTCATGTGTTGGACAGCGTCCGGACGAAGCGTCCGGGGTTCAAGGTCCAAGTCGTCGACAGGCTCAAGTCGTCGTCTGAGCCTGATGGGGCGCATCTCATTTTCTTGCAGCCTATCCATCCGCCAAGGACATCGCGGAGCGATGTCAGCCATTAGCCGGGG